GCGGTTGCAAATCGTCAAGTTATGGCGCTTGTTCGCACCAGTCTCAATCAAGTCGCAAATGAAGCCAGCCAGCAGGTTTACGAGGCAAACCAGGATGTGACCAAGCGTTATCGCTATGTAGCAACGCTTGACGGCAGGACTTCGCCAATCTGCCGCGCATTAGACGGGCAAGAGTTTGAATACGGCAAAGGTCCGAAGCCACCGCAGCATTTCAACTGCAGGTCAACCACGGTGCCGGTCATTGATTATGAGGGCTTGGGTGTTACACCTCCACCGCCAAGCAAGCGTCGCAGCCGTGATGGATTGGTGCCAGCGAATCAGACTTATGGGCAGTGGCTAAATAGTCAGAGCAAGGAAATCAAGGCTGATGTGCTTGGTTCTGAGAAGGTTCCTTACTTCAACCGACTGGCTCAAAAGTATGGTCCGACCGATGCAATCCGCAAATTTGTAAGTCAAGACGGGTCAGAGCTAACGTTGGACCAGTTAAAACGCCGTTATCCCAATGGCTCTTCCAGCTAAGTACAAGTTCACGGTTCAAGGCGCTGAGGCTAAGCCCAAAGCACCGGCCAAGAAAAAGTCCGCTAAAAAGGAAGCACCTGCGGAGGCTGACTGATGCCTAAAGGCCCTGGCACCTACGGCTCAAAAGTGGGCCGTCCCTCTAAAAAGAAAAAGAAAGGAGGCAAGAAAAAATGAAAAAGGGCTCTCGCGTTAGTTGGACCTATGGAGGCAAGCGGACCTACGGGACCGTGACCAGCATCAAGGGCGAAGGCGCTTATAGCGTCAAAGGCCCTAGTGGTGGCACTGTGACTCGTCGTGGGGCCAAGGGCGATCCGATTGTTGCGATCAAGTCTGAGAGCACTGGCAACCCTGTGCTGAAAAAACGCTCTGAACTTCGCGCTGCGCCTAAAAGAAAGTGAGCATCAAACGCGGTGGCCATACGTTTGCGGGCTTTGATAAGCCCATCCGCACGCCGAACCATCCGAGCGGCAAGTCTCACGCTGTTGTCGTTAAAGACGGCGATAAACCGAAGCTCATTCGGTTCGGGCAGCAGGGCGCTAAGACGAAACGTCCGCGCAAAGGTGAGAGTGCTGCTGACAAGGCTAAACGTGCGTCATTCAAGGCACGCCACGCAAAAAATATCGCGAAGGGGAAGACATCTGCCGCATTTTGGGCAGACAAAGTAAAGTGGTCTTGAAAACAACCTTACGGGTTATTCATGTCTGAAGAGCAAAACCAGGAGATTACGTCTCCCGCAGCTCCAAACAATTCTGAGCTTGATGCACTGAAGAGCAGCATCCAAGCGTTAGAGAAAAAGAACTTTGAGCTAATTGGCAAGCTCAAAAGTGCAAAGACAATTCCCGACGGCGTTGACGTTCAAGAGCTGCTTGACTTCAAACGCAGTGTCGAACAGAACAAGCTCGAATCAGAGGGCAAGTACACAGAAGCCAGGCAGGCTCTGGAGCAGCAGTTCCGTGAGGCGGCGGAGGAGAAGGACAAGCGCATTGCAGAACTTGAAGCGCGAGTCCGGGAACTTGAGTTGATTGCACCGGCCAACACGGCGTTAGCAGACGTGGTGCATGACCCAAGCATTGTGTTCAAGGCTGACCTGCTGAAGCCAGATCAAATCGAACGTGAGGCTGATGGCACTGTTGTTGTCGTCAATGGCTACGAGCGCAAGCCGATTGGCGAATGGGCCAAGACTTTGCCCAGCTACATGCAAAAAGCACCCAAGCCTGTTGGCAGTGGTGCGCCTTCAGGACGCAGTGCTGGTGGCGACATCCCACCGGGCACAAAGAATCCTTTTGCCAAAGAGTCCTACAACCTCACAGAACAGTCGCGACTCTTTCGAACGGATCGGGATATGTATGAAAGGTTGAAAGCTGCTGCTAACCGTTAATATGTTGACTAAGGCAAAGCTACGCAGAGCCAATCGGGTTACGCCCACACCGTAAACATCTTTTTTGAGGATCTGTCATGGCGACTCTTCGCTCTGACATCATCATCCCCGAGGTATTTACGCCTTACGTCATTGAGCAAACCACTCAGCGTGATGCCTTCCTGGCTAGCGGTGTGGTGCAGCCCATGGCGGAGCTAAATGCTGCCGAGGATGGTGGTGACTTCGTTCAAGTGCCTTTTTATAAGGCCAACCTGTCAGGCGATTTTGAGCGTCTGACGGATAGCTCATCTCTGACCCCAGGCAAAATCACCGCAGACAAGCAGGTTGCTGCTGTTCTGCACCGTGGTCGTGCTTTTGAGTCTCGTGATCTGGCTGCCCTGGCTGCCGGTTCTGACCCGATGGCTGCTATCGGCAACAAGATTGCTGATTACATCGCCAACCAACGCCAGAAGGATCTTCTGTCCTGCTTGGCTGGCATCTTTGGTGCTGTTGGTGACACCAGCTCCGCATCTTTCGCAGCTCTGGCTGTCGATGGCGCGTCTGGTGACACCCCCACTCAACTGACTGCCCGTCAGATTGTTGAAGGTCAGTCCCTGCTGGGCGACCAAGGCGACAAGCTGGCTGCCATCGTTGTTCACCCCAAGGTGTACTACGACCTGAAAGAGCGTCGTGCTCTGGACATGATCTACGACGACGCAGGTCAGCCTGATACTGGCGCAACTCAAGGCTCACTGGCTGGCGCCTTTGGTCCTGTTGCTGTTCCCACGTTCATGGGAATGCGCGTGATCGTGTCTGCTGATGTGCAGACCGCTGGATCCGGTGCCACCACCGAATACGCCAGCTACATGTTCACCCAAGGTGCCGTTGGCTCCGGTGAGCAACTCGGACTCCAGACCGAGACCGACCGTGACATCCTCGCCAAGAGCGATGCCATGTCGATTGATCTGCACTACGTGTACCACCCGATCGGTTCTTCGTTCTCCACTTCCGTTTCCAACCCCACTCGGGCACAACTGGAAACCGTGGGCAACTGGACCAAGGTGTACGAAACCAACAACATTGGCGTCGTGCGGATTACCACCACCAGCGCACTCGACTGAGGAGGTAACTAACCATGGCATCCATTTTTGAGGCAACAGCCGGCAACCTTGTCGGCCCCGCTACTGGCGGCACTGTCACCCAGGCCACCAGCAAGGCCACTGCCGTGACTCTCAACGCTGAGTCCGGCCAGATCACCCTTAACGATGCTGCACTCGCAGCAGCCGCTGAGGTTTCTTTCACTGTCAACAACGACAAGATCGCTGCCACTGACGTGGTGGTGTGCAATCACGGTTCCGCTGGAACCGCTGGTTCTTACCTTGTGCAGGCCAACTCGATTGCTGCTGGATCTTTCAAGATCACGGTTGCGAACGTGTCTGCCGGTTCACTTGGTGAGGCAATCGTTGTCAACTTCGTGGCTCTGAAGGGCGCTAGCTCCTGATGGGTCTCTTCGCCTTTAGGCGGATGAAGGAACGCGAGGCTGCTGCACAAGCGGCAGTCTCCGCTCCTGAAAAGCCGACCAAAAAGACTTCTACTGTGACGCCCGATGGCAGTAACAATCGACGCAACAGCGGGCGGCGCAGACGCCAACAGCTACATAACTCTGGCCCAAGCTGACGCCTACGTTGAGGCGATGATTAGCAGCACGGATGTCGGCAAGTGGGACACCGGCACTGATGACACGCGCAACCGGGCGTTAGCCGCAGCAGCGCAACGCTTGGACCGTGAAAGATTTTTAGGCGCACGCGCTACGGATACGCAAGCATTGCAATGGCCGCGTACTGGCGTGCGAAAGCCCGATACCTACGTCAACACGTACGCCACTGGCTTTCCTTTCCGCATCTCTGAAGACTATTTCACCGACGAGGAGATCCCGGATCAGATCAAGCGAGCGCAAATTGAGCTTGCCGTCTACCTGAAGAGCAACACGGACGGCATCAGCCTTAGCGGCTTGAACGACTTCAAGAATGTCAAAATTGGCAGCCTTGATGTCACGCCTGACAAGTCTGGTGCTGTCGGCGCTGATCACGTCCCACCGATGTTTGAAAGATACTTGACAGGTCTTAGAATTAGTGGACCAGGCAACATCGCTATCAAACGGAGCTGACCATGTACGCAGACCTTTCAGGCGGCTTCGAGTTCATCTCAGACACCGCTGAGCACACTGGCAGATTTTCCAAGATTTACTTCAAGGAAAGCACGGTGATTGATGCGATCACGGTGCAGAACGCGACTGGCAACACCCTTGCTGGTGAGACCTTTGTGGCAGACACTTACATCTGCGGAATCATCACCAGCATCACGCTGACCAGTGGTGCCTGCCTTGCTTATCGTCTCTGATGGCACTTGCTGATTCGCTGGCAAGAGTTGCAAGCAATGTGCTGAAGCAGTTCGGTGGTGATGTGACAGTGCGTTACGTCACTAGCGGTGCTTATGACACCTCAGACGGTACTGTTGCGGAGACAGAAAGCGATACAACGGTTCCGGGCATCTTGGAAGATGTGAACCTGCGTGAGGCTAATGAGCTGGTACAGGCTGGGGACAAGCGTCTAACGGTTGCGGCTGATGACCTTGCCACTGCACCTGAAACTAAGGATCGCGTCGTTATTGGCAGCGTTGTTCATCAGATCATTCGTGTGGAGACGACAGAGCAAGACAACAGCGCGATCATTCATGAGCTGATTCTGAGGGCGTAACGATGGCACGTCAGATCAGGATTGATCAGATTTCTAGCTTTATGGGCGGGCAAGTGAAAGAGCTTGTCAAAGCGACGACGCTTGAATGGGAGGGCAGGGTTAAGAGTCAAACACCGGTTGACACGGGGCGTTTGCGTTCGGCATGGGAGTCAAGGATTGAACCTTTTACGGGTGAGGTCACTAACAATGTCGAATACGCTGAGCCGGTTTGTTTTGGCTCAAACCTTCCTGCATCGTGGCAAGGTAAAGCAAGATCAAGCCCACCCCCAGGTTTTCCAGAACTCATCGGCAAAGAGCTTGAGTCTTGGGCGCAGGCCGAATATCGTCGAATTGTCGCTAGGGACTAATGGCCGCTGCTGATCTAAATGCCATCAGGGCGACGATTGAAGGCCGTCTCGCGACTGAGCTTGCGAGTAGCCCTGCTATTCCAGTCGTGTTTCACAACATGGCGTATGAGCCGACGCCAAGCAGCTCATGGGTGCAATGCCTGACCAGCTTTGGCGCTAGCGAATATCTGGGCCAAGGTTTGACGGCAAACTCGCAAAACCGCATTGTTGGCCTAGTTCTGATCAACATCTTTTCAAGCAAGGGCGTAGGCCCTGGGGCGAACTATGTGATTGGTAAACGCATTCGGGATTTGTATAATCGAGTTATCGTGTCGGGGGTTTACTTCGACGCCCCGATTGGTCCAGAGGCTCTGGGTTCTCCAGCTCCCGAGGGCTATTTCCAAACCCAGGTCCGTGTGACCTTTGAATCCATCGAGGAACTCTGACCATGGCGACCCTTCGAGGCGAACAAGGCGCAGTCCAATTTGACGCCGCAGGCAGCAGCAACGCCACCATTGTTGGCACCCGTAGCTGGAGCCTGACTATCACCAAGGAGACCTACGAAACCACCGATCACGGTGATACCTTCCGAGCTTTTATTGGTGGTTTGGTTTCAGGCTCTGGCACGGTTGAGCTTGTCTACGATCCTGACGCCACTGGTCAGGCTGCATTCCTTGAGGATGTTGTTACGGTCAACGATCCTGCTGATGCAACATTCGAGCTGTTCACCACTGGCACCAGTTCTGGCACCGATTCGGTAAGTTTCGCTGGCATCATTACCGACATGGAAATCACTTCTACTGTTGGTGAGCTTGTAGTTGTTACTTGCAGCTTTGTGACCTCCGGCACGATTACTTCTAATCTTGAGTGATAAGGCTATAGTTTGAATAGTTTGTTCAAACTATTGAATGCCTGCTCAAACTCGTCCTGTGGATTTGTTGGTTGAGGCTTTTGACCTCAACCAGCGCCGCAAGTTTGTTTTGAAGAACGAAGCGGGTGAGGCATTGCTTGATCTGTATTTCAGGCCCATCACCCGTGCCGATCGCAAAAAGGCACAGAGCCTTGCTGGCACTGCTGAAGCATTAGACATCAGCACGCAGATGTTATGCCACATGGCGGAACTTGAGGATGGCACCAAGGCGTTTGCTCCCGCTGATGCGCTGAAACTGCAGAAGCGTTTGCCTGAGACAGTGCTGAATGAGCTAGAGCTGTTTTTGTTTGGCGTCGGCGAAGAGGCTGAGCTTGACGAAGCAAAAAACGACTGAAGCAGGACAGCTGGCTCTATTTTGAGTTTTTTCTGGCCTGCGAACTAGGTATGACGGTCAGCAAGCTTCGCAACGAATTGACTGATGCGGAGCTTGTTTATTTTGCTGCGTACTTCCAAGAGAAAAGTGAGCGCGAGGAAAAGGCAATGGATCGCGCAAAAATGCGGCGGCGGTAGTATAGAGGCATTGCTAGGCGGCTATGGCTGAGGCGAATGTACGGCTAAGGGTTGATGGCCGTGATGCCGTCAATCAGCTGAATCGCGTCAACAAAGCCGCTGGCACGCTTCAAGGGACTGTTGGTAAGCTTGTCGGAGCATTTGCTGGGATCCAGGCCGCCAAGTTTGTTTTCTTTAAGACTGCTGAGCTTGAGACGCAGACTCGCAGTCTGAAAGTACTGACGGGTTCTCTTGGTAACGCCCAAAAAATTATCAAGGAACTGCAGCAGTTTGGTGCTGTCACTCCGTTTACCAGCTCTGAGCTGATTGAAACGGCGAAGCGTCTCAAGGCATTTGGCTTTGAGACAGAAAAAATCGTTGATGTCACTAAGAGGCTTGGTGACATTGCCGGTGCGACGGGTGCTGACCTTGGCGGCATTGCTACTGCGTTTGGTCAGATTCAGGCTAAGGGCAGGCTGCAGGGTGAGGAGCTGCTGCAGTTGCAAGAGCGTGGTGTTGACCTGCAAGGCACGCTGCGTAAGGAGTATGGCCTGACTGCCGAGGAGTTCCAGAAGGCACTGAGTAAAGGCCAGATTGGCGCTGATGCTGTCAGTTTTGCGCTTGAGAAACTAACCGAGAAGGGCGGCAAGTATGCAGATGGTGCCATCGCTCAATCAGACACGTTGAATGGCAAATTCAGCACCCTTACGGACAATATTGATGGTGTTGCTCGAACTATTGGTGAGGTTTTAACTCCTGCGCTGAAGGATGCTTTTGACATTGCAATTAGGCTAACTACTGCAATCAACCAGGCTTTAGCCGCTCGAAGTATTACAGACAGAGATAAGCAAGGCTTTAGGGCACAGGCAGAAGCCGAAGTGAGGCGTTTTGCTGGTCCGTTCCCTGGCGGTCCATTTGGCGCTGGCGAAGTCGTTGTTAGAGCTAACGGCAAGACATACAAGGGGTCTGCTTCTTCTGTAGTCAGTCAGATAACAAATGATCTGATTAACAAAGAAGTTCAAAGGCGGGCCGGGTCTGAGGCTTTGGCAACCAGTACAGCAAATGCTGCTACAGCGGTGGCAACGCGGCCAGAGCTTGGAGGAGGCACAGCCCCTGGTGGCGGAACGGCAAGCAAGCGCGTAGACGCGTCAAAAGAAGTGCTGGCTTTGAATCAGCAATTATTTGGCAGCACAGAGCAGCTAAGTGAGCTTGAAAAAATCCTTCTTGAGTTTCAATTACAAAAGCAAGAGATTCTTGACCGAAATCTGTTGCCTCGCGAAGAAGAAATTGCTTTGCTGCAGGCGCAAGCAGGTTTTGAATCTGATCTTATAGGTTTTAGGAAACAGCAAATCAAGCTGCAGGATGAGGCGGCTAAAAAATCTGCAGATGCCATAAAGGCAATGGAGGAGGCAGAGCAGCGTCGTCTTGAGGCTGATCCTGGCTTCCAAATGCAGCAACAGCTAGAGAAGTTGCTTGACGTGCAAAATCAAGTTGCTGCTGGTGCAACAGTTATTGGCAACGCATTTAGCAATTCATTTAGAGCTGTTATCACTGGCAGCAAGAGTGCTCAGGAAGCATTGGCGGACATGATGTCTGCTGTGGCCGAACACTTTATGGATATGGCCGCAAAGATTATCGCGCAGCAGATCGCAATGATTCTGTACGGCACGATCATGAAGGCGCTTGGCGTTTCGATGCCTGGTGGTGACATGGGTCAGAAAATGAGTAATACTCAATACTTCAACCCAACCACAGGACTAGGCGTTGCTGGTCCTAACTTCGGATTAGCAGAAGGCGGTTACGTTTCTGGCCCGACTAATGCTCTTGTCGGTGAAGGTGGAGAGCCGGAATATGTCATCCCTGAAAGCAAGATGCGTGAAAGCATGGCGCGTTATTCACGTGGTGCTCGCGGTGGTTCTGTTATTCCTGAAAACGGTGGCTCTGGAACGTCAGGCGAAGGTGGCGGAGCAGCAGTTGCCGCACCAATCGACGTTCGCTACACCGTTGAACGCATCAACAGCGTTGATTATGTGACGGCTGATCAGTTCCAAACTGGCATGAGGCAAGCTGCCAATCAGGGTGCTAAACAGGGCGAACAGCAGACACTGAAGCGGTTGCAAATGAGCAGCAGCACTCGTAAGAGGATTGGAATGTGACGCAGTTTGCTTTCGGCCACGTCCTAAGGATTACGCCTAAGGACACCGTTGACTTTCGGTTTCAAAACTTTTTTATCGGTAAGCAGATGACGCACAACGGTGACGAATATCAGTTCGTCCCGTTTGGTTTTTCTGGCGTCACCGTCAACCGCACAGGTGATGGTATGGAAGCGTCACTGGTTTTCCCGAACAATGATTTAGCACGTTCTTGGGGCGTCAACGCAATTGAAGGCAGCTATTTGATGGAGGTTGAGGTCTTGATCATTGAAGACTCTGATCCTGACTCAGGGCTTACGGCAACGCACACCACTGTTCACACCTACACCGGCCAAGTAACTGGCGGGCAATGGGACAACACCTCGCTCAACCTAGAGCTAAGTTCGGTCTTAGATGCTGTTGGAACGGACGTACCAAGGCGATCATTGACGCAGCGCATGGTTGGCAACTTACCGATTAGCAACAGTGTCCGACTGCAGTGATCTAATCGGAATGCCGTATCGCTTCGGCGCTGACGGCAGTGACGGGCATATCGACTGCATCCACATGTGCTATCTGGCATTGGAGCGGATGGAGGTTGACGCGCCACCGTTTAAGCGCGCTTGGTACGAGGCAAGCAAGTGGGAGATCTGCCGAGACCTTATGCGCTGGGGTTCCCGTGTAGATCGACCTCAGTATGATGGAGATATTCTGCTGCTACCGCAGCAATCCTGGGCATTCGCAGTCACATGGCAGACGGGAATCTTGTACGTCAATCGAATGTCGGAGAAGGTTCAGTGGTCTTCGGCCCGTCTGTTTACGACTTGCCCCTGCTTCCGTTCGAGAAAGAGTTAATCAAGACGATTGGGATAACGGAAGAGGAGTATCGCAAGTTTGCTGCTGAGGTAAGACGCAAGGGCGTGGTGCGTCCGGCTGAATATGACTATATCCCTGATATTCGTTGTGAACCAGCAACGACTACTGCAATTCTGGTTAATCTTGCCATCAGCCTTGTGCTGACTGGTGTTGCTTACCTGCTAACACCAAAACCCAAGACGCCAGAGGCATCAAAGCGGTCGCAGCTTGATCTAGGAAGCGTCAACGCTGGCAATCGTTTTACCCAAAGCCGGGGTTTCGACACGCTCAACGAGCTTGCAGATTACGGCGCACCTATACCCATCATTTTTGGCCTTTACGACGAAGCGGCAAAGGTTGGCGGAATGCTTGTCACGCCAAAGCTGGTGTGGTCACGGATGTTTAGCCATGGAACGCAGCAGTCAGCCAAGCTGATGTTTGTGGTAGGCGAACAAGGCTTTGCCGACGATATTGCTCCTGACGGCATTTCCGTGCCAGATCTTGAAGGCATTTTTCTTGGCAACAATGCACTGGATGTTATCCACGAAGACTTTTTTGCTTTTTATTGGAAGAAAAATACAACCACTTCGCTTTTAGGTCCTCGCATCAAATTTCGCAATAAAATTTACGGCACCACTGGCAGCCCAGATGCAGGAGACCCTGCGCAATTCTCTGCCGCTGACGATGATGCCTTTCTTTGTCCAAGCAGCATTGCAGATCAAACTACAGACTTTTGCCATGCATACTCACCAGCAAATAATACACAGTTTGGGATGTTTGGAGCGATTCCAAATGGCAACGGTTATAGGGTAAATTACGAAACAGTTAGCATCATCGACGGCACTGAAAACAGTCAAGCTCATGCGCTTACATTGCGTCGCATAAAGATTGTTGGCGACAGGGACCGCAACATTAACATAGGTGATGAGGATCTGTTAAAAGAAGTACGCAAGCAGGATCAGGACGGGGAGGGTCGTCAGTACAGCCCAAGAATGGGCTTGGTTCGTTTGATTAGAAGCAGTAATGGCGCTCAAGTTACCGTTGATGGCGATTATCCAGGTGAGCTAAAAGCTGTTGTGGACGTAAGGGCAAACGATCAACTTATATTCCAAATTGATCCTTCCTTTATCGAACCAAACAAGTATCAACGCAGCAACAACAGAGGCGGCGAAAATGTTGACGATATAAACTCAACCGTCGTTGCAGAACAGCTCGCGGCTGACGACGCTATGCAGATCGGTGAAAGGTTTGCTATTGGCAATACTCTTTGGAAAGTAACCGATAGAAGGTTGGATCGTTATGATCCTGACGTAAATCAAAGCCAATTTATTACTCTGCGTTGTCTTGATTCAGATGAATCGCGGCAAAGACAAGTTGGTCTTGTAAGCAGTGAAAACGTAATTCAACCTAGCAAAGGTTTTATCGCTGATGGCGCAGGTATAGGGGCTGGATTTTTCCCTCTTACCCGCGTTTCGACGGGTTTGATCAGAAATAACAGGCCCGCTGTCGTCACCGAGATTGGTTTGCGGAGCAAGGTTTTTCAGCGTTTGAATGGCATATGCGCTTTTAACAGTGTTCCAACCCCTGGCGAGCTAGATCGTTTTGAAGACGAAGAAGTCACCGTGCGCTCTGGAACGTACACGGGAACGATCAAAAGATCTTCTGTGTTCCAGGTGTTTGTACGTCAAGCCGGGCTAGATGAAAACGGGGATGCATTTATTTTTCAGCGCATAGATGAGTATTTTGTGGTCACGGGTAGCAAGCCTGTTGATCAATATAACTTTCTTCGTTTTACTCATCCTCAGAATCTACCGCCAACAGAATTTGAATATAAGTTTGTAAGCATTCCTGCTTCTGAGTTGCGAGGCATCCCAAGCGATCAAACAGTATATAGGCTTTCAGCTTCTATCTCTAGCGAGAAAAAAGATTTGCTTCGACTAAATGCTGACGTGCCCGGCATTGGAAGATTTGTTGTTGCTTTTAGCGGAACAAGGGCAACTAAAGGAACACTTGCCCTCAATAAAGAATTTATTCGGAAGCCTTCGACAGTAACTACGCCTGCAACCAAGGACCTCCCTCGCGAGGTTAGCCGCAGCTTTGCGTTGCCGCAGGATCAGCCGGGAAACATCACTACAGCAGAAGCCATTGAAAGAGAGGCAAATATCTCTAACAGCGACAATATCACTTCAGGGAAGAATGGAGCGTTTTTCCATGTAATTTTTGGCAGTTGTGACAACGACCCAATCAACGAGGGTGGTACAAAGACAATTCAAACAAGAGAAGTTTTAAGCAGCGACAAGCGCCGATGGATGGCCGTTAGGTGGACGGTAGAAAAAGTCAGACTTCCTGACGGTCATTATGCACGCGACAATGGTGCAACTTTCACATGGGCATGGAGAGGCACTGAGGTTATAGGAAGCTCTGACGGTTATAGCGTTGGTGACCGGGTTGAATTTAAGCGTGGCCTTGGCGCCACTTCAGGTTCAACAAGCGCATACCCTAGCTCCAATCCATTTGTGCCTAATAACCCTGGTGGAACGATGACGTTCTCCGGTCATAGATACAGGGTGACGGATACTGACACCAAAGAATTTGCCATTGGTAAAACGCAAGGGTATTACTACGAAGTTTTTGGTCATGCTGCCAGCTTGAATGTTGGCGAAACTAATACGATAATTCGCAATTATCCAAATGGGCCTCGAAAAATACAAGTTCAAATGACGGCAACCGTCATGGAGTTAGTCAACCACTTCAGTGGTGAAACAAAAGGCTGGAGGCACCCTGAAACGATCTTAGTTGATCAAGATCCAACGTACACCACAAGCAACTGGAACGAAGGGGACACTTACGACGACCTTGTGACCGTTTCGGCTAATAATCCTTTTATCACTTCTTTCGTTCAGGTCGGGTTTAGGTATGTTATTGGCGATATAAACAGAACAGACGCGCAAACTACTGTCACGGGCGAGACAGAGTTTGAGAGCCAAAGCCAATATGCAGACCTTAGTCTTTACCGAGACTTGGTGCAAAAATCAAATGAGTCCGAGCCTGAGCACAATATCGTTTATGTCAATGAGATCGTGCCTAACAAAATAGTTCCTACATACAACAACATGACGATTGCAGGTCTGTCGCTAAAAGCAAGTCGTAACTTTATAAGTTTAGATCAGATGCGTGTTTGGCTCGGCAGTGGCCTGCACGTCAAGAGACTGCATCCTGACTTATCTGTTTATAACTTGGGAGGTCTTCTTACTAATGGGCAGTCTTCTGGCCCAAGCAATCTGTTTACCGATTTGGTCTTTTATCTGCTGACCAATGAGATGGGTGGAGCGGGGTCGTTGTTAAAAATGGATGAAAGTAATCCGAAGTTGCTTAATCAAGATGATTTCGTAGAGACCTCGCGTTTTTTACACGCACAGAAATTGTTTTTTAATGGAGTGGTTGGGGATAAAACCAACCTTCGCCAGTACATCACAGATACAGCTCCTTATTTCTTGTGCAACTTTGTGATTATGGATGGCAAGTTTTCGCTTAAGCCTGCCATCCCTCACATGGCGGACAGTGGTTTAATCAACCTTGGGCCGGTGGCGATTGAGCAGCTATTTACGGCTGGCAACATTCTTGAGGGCAGCTACAAGCTTGAGTATCTAAGAAGTGAGGAGCGTAGGCCCTTCAAAGCAGTCATGCGTTACAGGCAAGAAACTAAAAATAAGCTGCCTGAGGAAAGAGTTGTAGAGGTCAAGCTGCCAGGACAAGAAGGTCTTTTATCTCAAGAACAGTTTGACCTAACTCAGTTCTGCACTTCAGAGGAGCACGCGATCAAGGTTGCTAAGTATTTCCTGGGCATCCGCAAGCTAGTGTCACACACGATCAGCTTTTCAACGACCGTGCATGGCTTGAGCTTGCGTGCAGGCTCTTACATTAAGGTGATAACTGAAGCCACTCCGTACAGCGCAGCCAACACAGGCACAGTCAACAGCAGCGGCGTTGTGACCAGCATCAGCGAATTAGCAGATGGAACGCACGACGTTTCATATTTCAAGACCGGTTCGCAAGACGTGGAAGAGGGCACTATGCAGGTGTCAGGCGGAGTCGTTGCCGACAGTACGTTCCATGACACTGTTTTTACGATTAAGAACACAACCGTTTCGCAGAACGTCTACGTCGTAGAGCAACTGACCTTTTCTCAAGAGGGAACAGTGGACATCGTTGCTTCAGAGCATCCTTGCGATGAGAATGGCGTTAGCGAGCTTGCGAAGCTGATCGCAAGTGACTCTGTTATTACGATTCAATCCTGATGGCTTTCCCTTCGCTCGTTCCAACGTCTCGCTTGTTTGAGTCAGGAGACTATCCAGTCAAGACGTTCAAGGCTCAAAACGGTAAAGAGCACCGGATTTTGTACGGCAGCAACCGCACCAACATGAAGCTGTCGTTGAGTTACGCAAACATCGCGGACGCTGACGCCGAGCTGTTTCTGGATCACTTTGACGAAATGCAAGGCACGTTTCAGACGTTTACGATCGGTGGATTAGAGGAAAGCCGTGGGGGCTGGAAAGGAAATAAAGATGCGATTGGAGCGCAAACGCACGGAAACAACTACAGATACGAGAGTCCGCCACAAATGACGCAGGTGCGGCCTGGCATTAGCACTGTTACAGTGAATCTGATTGGTGTGCTCTGATGGCAAAGGTCTACACCGGCAGAGATGGCGTAATGCAGCTCGGTGGAACGACCCTTGCCAAGGTCGTGAATTTCCAGTTGTCATCAAATCTGGAAACGCTTGAGACGACAACACTGAACGAGCATATTCGCAGTTATTCGCCTGGGGTTGCTGGGTATAGCGGCAGTGCAACGTTGTTGTATTACAAAGAAGACAACGGCACGTTTAATACGACTAACATCCTGAACAAGCTTTACAAGACAGGAACAGACGGCGTTAGCAGTAGCGATACTGTTGAGCTGACCTTTCGGTGGATTGATGGAACGGACAACAACGACATCAAGCTAACTGCTTATATCACCAGTGCTTCTATTGGAGCAGCAACAGGCGACATTGTAAGAGCTGAGATTGCATTCCAAGGCACTGGAGCGTTGTCTACTGTAACGATCTCATGACGGTATATCTTGGGACGCATGGACAAATTGAGCTGAAGCGCGTTTTTAATGGCGGCGAATTGCAGTCAACGATTGACGTTGCTGACGTTAATGCAACGGCTAAACGTTTCAGTTTTGACTTTGAGCATGGTCAGCTAGTCACGGGCGATCAAATTGAAATTACGAGCACCGATGGTAGCGCCCTTGATTTCATCGACAGCTATACAGATTCAAGCGTTAAGAAGTTTATTTTTGTTGACGAGCTAGACGGCATCAGGCTTTACAACAGTTTCGCCTTAGCTGTTGCTGGTGGTACGGCTAACGCTGTTGCACTTGCAGCACCTGGCGATGCTATTCCGATCAAAGTAAAAGTCGAAACCGTATCTGCCAGATTGCTGGCACAAGTCAACAGTTTTGAGATCAATACTGAGCGTGAAACAGTAGACACAACTGTGTTGTCAGATGAGTTTCGTTCCAGGGTCAATACGTTAATTTCCGGCTCCGGTCGTATTAGTGCTTTTTGGGAGTACACGGGCGATACGGCTAACGAACTGCCTATGTACTTGTTCGAGTTGGCGCATCGGACGAAGGTTGGTAGTAATTTTTCCGGGCAGTTTTACATTAAAAAGTCTGGATACAACCCAAGCGGCGTAACTGACCGAAATGACGACGAGATTTGGTGGAACGTAGAAGGTGTTATTACAGCAGCAGCTATACAGTTTTCGCCCGATAGCACTGTCCAGATCACGGCTGATTTTATTACAACTGGCGAGATACAGCTGAGGATGAAGCTAGAGACGCCAGACGCTCTCTTGCAAGAGGACTCTGGTGACATACGCTTGGATCAAGACAGCGGCGCTAAACTGCTGTTACAGCAGGACGTTTAACCCGGAGCTAGCCGCCCATGGCTGACCTAAAAATTAGTGAGCTTAATGCGCTTGCTGGCTCCGCTCTAGCCACCGGAGATCTGGTCGCTGTTGTCGATAGCAGTGCCAGTGAAACCAAGAAGCTGACGGTTGGTGATTTGGTCGCCAACGGCGTCACTTTGATCAGTGACGACACGATCCCTGGCGCGAAGATTCTCTTTGCTGCAGGTGATATTGCAACAGCCGACTTAGCTGATGGGGCGGTCACTACCGCCAAAATTGCTGATGACGCGGTTACAGCTGCAAAGCTTGCGGACGAATCGACTGTTGATCTAGTCACGACGCTGCCTGCTTCTGGGTCTTTCTCAGGACAGCTTGCTTTAGACACCGATGACAACAACCTGTATTGCTGGGACGGCAGTGCATGGCAAAGCCTAAAAGCTGCTGGTTCAATCAACGCTGTCACCGGCAGTACGGTCGGCATTGTTGACATCACTGCCACAACCACGGGTAGCAGCGTTGCGATTGCAGCAGTCATCAACGACACTTCTGCAGCGAACCAGTTTATGGCTGGTCCGACCAGTGCTGGTGGTGCGGTTACGTTTAGAACGATTGACGGCAGTGATATTCCGGTTGCGACAAGCAGTGCTAAAGGCGGCGTGATCGTCAACGGTGAAGGACTCCGCATGGATTCCAACACCATTGAGGTTGACAACGACGTAACGCTCAGCACTACGCACCATGTCGTTACTTACAACGCGAAGGGTCTGATTACTGGTGGTCGTGCAATTACGGCCAGTGATCTTCCCGCTGCGACCAGCTCTGCCAAGGGTGCTGTTATCCCTGGAACGGGCTTGTCTGTTGATGCCAGCGGCAATCTGAATCACAGCAACACTGCGACGACTGGCACCTTTACCAAGGTGACGATTGATGGTCAAGGTCATGTGACGACGGGAGCAACCCTTGCTGCTGATGATGTTCCTGACCTTCCGGCGTCGAAGCTTACAAGTGGCACGATCGGCAGTTCTTTGATCGCATCAGACGCTGTAACTGGCGCAAAATTAGCGGACCAATCGACTTGCAAATTCGGTGGTGCGGGTGCAACTGACAACGTTGTTACCTTCCCCGATTCTGACTTTAAGGGTCAGTTCTTCTTCGATGAACTCAACGAAGACCTTTACATTCACACTGGCACTTCATATCTGCCGATTACGATTATCAGCGGCAACCTTGTGCTCGCTGGAACGTATGACGCCAGCACAAACACGCTGGACAGCGTAACTAGTGAGGGTAGTGCAGCTGGATTTACGAATGGTCAGGCATTGCCTGCTCCAGCTAGCACGAACCAAAACTATTACGTCGTTGTTTCGACTTCTGGAACGGGCTCTGGTGCAGCGCCTTCAGTTGCATTGGCCCCACCGGACATGCTGCTGTCTACGGGGGCAGGCGCTGACTTTGTTCTGATTGACGTTTCAAACGCAATCGCTGGTCAGACTGCATCGAACATCAGCTTTACAGCTTCTGGAAACATTGCTGCCACTGATGTTCAGGCTGCAATCCAAGAGCTTGACACTGAAAAGCTTGGTGCTGCTAGCCCGACGTTTACCGGAACGGTGCTGCTGGGTCAGAACGCTGTATTGGCGTTTGAGGGTTCTGCAGATGATGACTATGAGACGACGATCACAGTTACCAACCCGACTGCTGACCGCACAATCACGATCCCTAATGTCTCAGGAACCGTTGTAACTACTGGCGACACGGGCAGTGTCACCAGCACGATGATTCTGGATGGCACGATTGCCAACGCAGACATCAGTGCAAGTGCAGAGATTGCAGTTAGCAAGCTTGCGAACGGTAGTGCTCGTCAACTGCTGCAGACGGCTGCTAACGGCACAGACGTTGAGTTCACCAGCAATGTTGATATTCCCGGCACGCTGGATGTCACTGGAGCGGTAACGCTCGATTCGACGTTGCAGGTTGTCGGGAATATCAGCACTGACGCCAGTTTGGTGTTTGAAGGCGCAACTGCTGATGATTTTGAGCTGACGCTGAGTGCTGCTGATCCAACAGCTGACGTTACCGTCACGATTCCTGCTAGCACCACAACTCTCGCTGGTCTTGCTGTTGCTCAGAGCTATACGAAAGCACAGCGGGGAACGCCTGTTGCGTTGACGGATGCGGCAACGATTGCTGTTGATTTGAGCTTGGGCAATAACTTCACGGTGACGCTTGCAGGCAACCGGACGTTAGGCGCTCC